TTATTTTTACAAGCCACTGACGCGGCGGCTACTAGCGCAAATTTTTGGGGTACAACAGGCCCAACTTCTAGCACCATTCAACTTAATAGTGGCGGGGCAGTAAATAATAGTGGGTCAACGCATGTCGCCTACTGCTTTGCCGCAATCAAAGGCTTTAGCGCATTTGGTAGCTACACAGGTAACGGGTCTACTGATAGTCCGTTTGTCTATCTTGGGTTTAGACCTCGTTTTGTATTGATAAAAAGCAGTTCAGATATTACAAATTGGAATTTATGGGATTCGTCTAGACTAGGGTACAACGTAACTAATTCATTTCTTAATCCAGATTTGTCCAACGCTGAAACTATATTTTTATCAGATGTTGATTTTTTATCTAACGGTTTTAAATTAAGAACATCTTGGACTAGTTTAAACCAATCTGGTAGTACATATATATACATGGCTTTTGCCGAAAACCCATTCCAAAACGCTTTAGCAAGGTAACCCCATGTTTGCAATCGTCCAAAACAACACCATCGTCCAACTTGTACCCGAGGGCACAGCATTCACACTTGATGATGTGCAATACCCCGCCAACTGGTGCAACTTGTCTACCCCAGAAGAAAAGACCGCAATCGGCATGGTCGATGTCATCTACGGGCAAGCACAGTCAGACACTTACTATTGGGTTACCAAAAATGCGCTAGCCTTGGTTGACGGTCAGGTTGTAGTTACTTACACCTCAACCCCCAAGGACTTGGATCAAACCAAGGCCAACTGCAAGTCGCAGATCAATGCCACTGCTTATTCAATACTTTTTCCAACGGATTGGATGGTGGTCAAGGCTACTGAGACAAGCACACCAATTGATCCAGCATGGAATACTTGGCGACAGTCCATCCGTGTTACGGCGGGTGATTCTGTTACGGAGGTCATGGCGGCGGTTGATATGCCAGCACTTGAGGTGGTGATGGGTAGCATCACTTGGCCTCATGATCCTGATTATGTTCCACTAGGTGTTTAAATGAAAATCTCTGACCAACTGATTAACAGCATTCTTGGTTACCTTGGCACACGCCCATATCAAGAAGTGTTTCAAATGATTGAAGCCGTTCAAAAAGAAGCTCGTGATGTTGCTCCAGAGCCTGAAAAGCCAGCGGAGTAAACATGGAAGCCATACAAGAACTTGCCACAGAGACTGACAAGCGATTGAGTGTCCACGAGGCCATTTGTGCGCAAAGATACGAAAGCATCCAAGCACGCTTTGACGACGGCTCCAAACGCATGACTAAGATCGAGTACCTTTTGTACGTCGTGATTGCGGCTGTGCTCCTCGGCCCCGGCGTAGCGGCAGAGTTTGTCAAAAAGGTTTTGGGATTGTAATGGTTGACTTGACCAAAGCCATTGGAGCCGTTGCCGCCAGCATTGCCGCGCTAGGTGGCAGTTACACGCTTGCGGACAAGTTTGGCTTTTTTGACCGAGCCATCATTGAATGGTCTCCAGAGAATTTTAAAATTGTGGCAGATGCTGGAAAGCCCATCACTGTCACGGTTGCAAGAATA